TCATAACGAAAGGCACGCTTCAGGAAACGCACCTCAGACAGCGAACGATAATCAAAAGTACGATGTTTGTCCTCACTTGTCAATTTCATACCTATCTTAGCAAAACCCTCTACAAGAGCACTAGGATCCAATGCTCTCTTTGCAACACTCATGATATTATCATCTCCATAAGTTACAATACAACAAGATCGGACAAATTGCGGCACAGACATTCCACACAGTTGAGCGACATACACCCATGCGATATACTGATAGATGGAATTAAGCATGGTTGTCATTGGATTCCCTGACGGATTGCCGTGGTCACACTGATACAATACATTACGACACAAATGCACACTGCTGGCTAATTCAGCCCACAGAACACGCCTAATGTCATTACATCCATCTTTGTACCAGGCATTGACCACGTCCAAAACTCTCCACACAATCTCTGCGTTGAGAGTCCCATCATAGTTAGAGAAGTCACCAGCCAAAATATTGTCGCCTCTCGACAACAATCGTTCAGCAAACAAAGTCCACTCAACGTCATGTACGTTCATACCAACTGCAACTGAATTATAAATACGATTGCGCATAACAAAAGCCATAAAAGCACCAAAATACTGACGAAAAACAATAGTAAAATCAAGCGGTCCACCACTAAAAAGTCGAGGTTTCATGAACTTATCATCGAGCAGAGGTCTACGCTCGTCTTTAAGGTGATCAGAAAAAACAGTCAACGTCCGTTTTCCAGCCTTAGCTCTATCAACACGTCTGACACAATCTTCAACCAACGCGCTCGAAATGGTTTTTGCATCCAAATCAATCCAGCTCTTCTTTCCAGGTAATTTTGCATCAAGAACATAAGGATAACCACTCGAACTAGTGACATTTATACTATCTATATGTTCATCAGTCTCAATCCCAAAGACAGACTCCTCAATTGTCAATGGTCGTCTCTGAATATCCTGTGCAGTCACCCTCTGGTAGCATATCAAGCGTATAGCTTCATCCGTTGCCAAATCAAGTTTCTGCCAGTCAAACTCAACTACCGGAACATGAGTTATCTTACTCAGAGCTCTCATCTTGACATCGACTTCTGAATCTCTTGACGACAAAACTGCTGGACGAGTTGTGGCAGGACCCATATCACCATGGAACGGACTACGAGAGATATTCGATTTAAAAACCTCTGCAATTCCATTCTGTACCCTGCCTAACACATCAAAACCAACAAATTTATCATTCACGTAAGTCGAATCAAAAAGAACACCAGCAAAACACGGAGCCAATTGTGCCTCAAAGTAAGAAAATTCCTTCTCCAAAGCCTTAAAACCCTGCTCTAACATTTCAGTATAAATCGCACAACCGATGTTTCCATCCA